ATGGTTTTTGATACCAAATATTGGGGCTTTCTGGGTCTGGTACTGCTAAAAAATTTTCCATTTTTGTTATTCTTTAATGCTATTTTACTTTATGGTTTTACTCTCATATATAGGGCTTCGCTGGTGGTGGACCGTTTTTCATCTTATCTACTTTTTTAAGCCCTTATGATTTAAAATAATTCTAAGATCTTATTGAACATGCCCGACTCCTCCTTTTTTGAGCCAATTGAAATGGGCGGTTTCCCGGTTCCGAGCAAACCAATTCCACACCACCCGTTTCTTTCAGGAAGTTGGCCCGCAGAAAGCCCATGGGGGCGCCATTAACGTAATACGGGTACGTTCCGTTTTCTTTGATCTCGTTTGAAATTAGTGGCCCCAAAATTAACGCCACAAGCGGCTTGATTTTGAACAGCAACTTGAAGAGCAGACGTATTGGTATTGGCACCAGTCAATGCTGTCGGTGCAAAGAATAAGGTATCCTTAAAAATTGGGCTAATAGTCATTTTTTGTACTCCAAATTAGATTTAAGAAGCCATTGGAACTTCTTATGCGCTCTACCACGTTCAACTGCTAAATCTAAAGTAAGTTGATCTCCCACTGCCTCCGCCATTGAGGCTAAATTAGTAAATTTATCTGCAGTTAAGTTCTGATTGGTTGCTAATTGCCGAATAATTGCTTCTTGATCAAAGCAATTTTCAAGAGGAATTGCTGGAAGCGTTGAATAAACTAAATCTTCAACAGTCTTGGGAGTTCCGATGTTTAAAGAACGAATATGCTCTGCAATGGTATCAATGCCGCCTTGAAGTTCTTCGTAAATTTCTTGAGTTAGTTTGTGGATGGAATAAAATTTACCTCCCATCAGCCCCCAGTGGACTAAAAAAGTTTGGTTGTAAACGTAAACGGAATCACGTAGGCACTGTACCAAACAAGAGTAGCAGGCGGTTGTTTTTTCAGGTTGAATTTTAGGCATTTAAATCACCATTTAATTTTATCGGCCCAGTAAGCCGCAGATCCTTTACCCTTGGCAATATTTTTTGCATGTCTGGCCTTAAAGCTAGCACGCTTTTTCTTCATTCGATCCGACTCACCTTCTTTAGGTTTACCAGCAGTTTCTGCACCCTGTTCTCCAAACCGAATTATTTTTTCGCCTCCAGGAACATCTTTACCACAGGCCTTAACAACATGGGATTTTGTTGGATGGCTGGGGGTACGAACCGGCTTATTACATTTAAGTCTTTCTGTAGCTAGCCGTTTAGCTTTTGCGTGATCAGCCATGATCAAACAATGATTTCACCACGCATTGCCTTTTCTCTGATCGACATGCCCTCTTCTCCGGACATGGCACGTTTACCTGTTCCGGGCTGCCGTTCACGTTGCAGCTGCTGGATAGCCTTATCAACACCCTCAGAGTAAGCAGTTAAGAACTGGTGAGGATCAACTTGCGATCCACCCGATGTATCCTTCATTGGTAATGTACGGAGTAGCTGGATCCGTAGACGAAAGTTTTATAGAGCAAGTTTTTTGCTCCGTCCATTGTGTTAGTTTAGCAAGCCTTTCCTCGCAATAGTTTGGATGGTCTGGTGTAAACCAAGTTTGCAACAGTTGGCTAGCTTTTGATCGGTTGCAATTGTTACAAGAACAAGCAAGATTAGACCACACACTTTGACCACCCTTATGCTTGGGAAGAATGTGATCAATAGTGGCGGTACCTTCATCTAATTGACGATCACAGTAAGCACATTTCCAGTGCCAGGCTTCAAAAATGTGTCGTCTAAATTGTTTTCGCGCAAGTTTAGGAGTTAAAGCAACGAGATTGTGCAGTAAGTCTTCTGCGCAGTGGAACATGGTTTGTCATGAACCTTTAAGAAAAATGTATGGCGCACACATCTTCCTTTTTTGAGTTATGATTCGTCCATCGCGCCCCAGTAGCCCAATTGGCAGCAGGCATCTGGCTTAAACCCGGTAAAGGTGTCAGTTCGAATCTGACCTGGGGCACTAAATTACAAACTCTTCTTCCTCTGCAGGGTCGTACTCAGCGTCTTCCAGAAGCCGCAGGAGGAAGTGATGAAGCCGATCTGTAACCCAGCGGAGGTCTTCATCGCTAACGTCGCACACAATGGCATTCAGACGCAACTCACGAGGGGGTTCTCGGACATAATCAGCAATTAATTCAAGAGCTTTATATCTGCCGCGATTCATCTCTTTTAACATCTCATCCAAGTGCAACATCTAAATTACTCTGATCATTGTTTGTTTCCATTTGCTTTTTGATAATATCAATAATCTCAAGCGCTCCCTGAACTTTAAGATAACCTTCTTTTGTGGTAATCAGAGCAGATTCTGCAGATCGAATATCGTTTGCAAGCGAAGTCAATTGAGACTTCAACCCTTTTTCCAGATCTTCTAAAATACTGGTCATTTTTTTGCTAATGGAGTGATTAAACCTGCCAGGAACTCAATAATCCTGTACAGGCGGTTGATCGAAGTATAGCTTGTTTTCTCAGAAAATGCATCCTTAGGAGTCCGAGTTACGTTAATGATAAGGATTGCTAACAAGTGTAGGTTCATCAGGATTTCGACGACCCCCCCAAACGTTTTAGAAAAATTATGGATGTGTTCCATGGTTACATTTTTTTAAAGTTTAGCCAGCACCACCCATTGGCTCCCCCACCAACAAAAAATCGGGGGTTGAAGTGTTTAAATGCATAATGGACATTTTTGCCAGCAACAGATCCTTTATCCAGCCAACCCCCATTGACGAGATCAAGTTTTCCGTAGGGATCTTGGACTAGCCAAAAGTCCTTACCATACCCAGTAATAACCACGAAGTGACCGCCACCAGTAGGAGAAGAAAAAACTCCATGGTGAAGAATGCCAGCAGCAACTGGGTTTCCCTTGTCAATTTCCTTTTTAACATCGTGCATGTCCGCTGATAGCGTAAATTTAACGGAAACTTGTAGTTCTGCCAAGGCTTTTTGGTGGGGTTCCCGGCGGGTTGTATCTCCGTATTTATTAACAATTTTTAAGTAATCAACGTCATCATTGATGCCGGGTACGTCTAAATACCTAAGGCACATGGCCAGCGAACTGGTTTGACATTGGCGCCACCCTTCTGGACCGTTGTCCTGCTGGTAGTAGTAAGGAAAATTGCGGAGATAACGCAAATCATTGGTAGTTGCATACGGCTTTATCTCAACCCCTGGCTCGACCCCACTCCAATGGTCGTCATAAACCCACCACCTACCAAGGCCAAACCCAAGCTCAAGATAGGTATGTTTATTTTTTCTTTCTAAAATCGTACAATTCTTAATTGTTCTACCGTTGACGACTTCAGCTTTTTCTTTATTTGATAAAGAACTAGAAGGTACAGGTCGTTTTTTTAGGAAAGTTTGCTGCTTTGATGTAATTGAAACGGGACCGGCGGTAGAAACAGGTATAGGAGTACAAAATAATTCAACTTCAGAAGAACGCCGACGAGACAAGCCAGCCAAAACCCTTCCACCGTCTCCTTTATTCCAGCGAGGCAATTCTTCTTTTGCTACATCGCAGGGATTTTCTCCAGTATTTAATCGACGCAATAGTGTCGACTCTTTAAATGCATTTGCTCCCACATTAAATGCAAAAGAGACTAGTGCATCAAACTGAAATTGATTTAATTTAACCTTTACTGCTTTCGTTACAGCATCTTCAAATCTGACAAGATCTTGCTTTAGTAAATTTTCTGCCTGCTGCTGGTTAATTCGCTTTTTTGGGGTGACATCGGGTCCTGTGTGACCATATCCAATTGTCGGGATTCCAACAGCATCTAAATATGTAATAAAACGCAATCCTTCAAACGATTTAATTAAATCTACACCAGCTTGGGATGTTTTCATGACACAGCAATCTCACTGTGTTCATTGTATGCAGGGTTATCCGCGTACCTGCATGAGGCACAGGTACGCAGGACACACTAGAGTCAAAGACTAATCAACGTCGCGGAGCAATTCCGCAAGCCGCTCCAGTTGATCTTCGTCTGCTGGGACGACCAGCGAAGGATCGTCTTCGATGCAGCAATCAATGAAGGAGAGGAATTGTGTTTCGGTGTCAGGCATAGAAGTGAAGGGGACTTCTTTAGTTGGCTTCGAGTGCAGCAACACGAGCCTTCAGCGATTCGATTTCACCGATGGCTTCCTGCAGCGCAGACGTGAGCACCGCAATGAGGTTGCCCTCAGCGATACCAAGAAACTCTTCCTCAGGTGCCAGCTCATTGCCATCCTTGTCGGTAATAGCAGGGCGGACGTTCTGTTTGATGACGCTGGTCAGCCAGGGCTTCTCAGCCAGAACCTCTTGCACCTCCTGAGCGATAAAACCAACTTGGGTGCCATCGGGGAAGTTATGACCTTCACGCACCAGCACTTCGTTGCCGTCTTCGTCTGTGCGGGTGATGTCCTGCTGCGGCTTCCAATCGAAGGACACTGGGCGGAGCGCCTTGACTAGATCCAAGCAGCCATCAAGCGTGGCAACGTTTTCCTTGTAGCGCCCATCAGAAGTGGCGATGGTGGCGCTAGTGGCAAAGATTTGGCTGTTGACTTGAAGTTTATAAGCACCGTTGTCCGTAGTGTATCCAACAAGAAGTTCTCCAGCATCGTTGATCCGCATTGCCTCTTGTAGACCTGCTGCACTGGTAGCTGGTTGACCACCACCACCATTCCAGACGGCAAAACGCAATCCAGAGGCATAGGTTGCAGGATCAACTCTGTATCCCCCAATTCCTCCAGTCAGAGTAAAATTGTCTGTGTCTCCAAAAGTAAGCCACCCAGAACGCCCCGCTTCTACACTGGCCGATCCAGTGCCTCCCGTACGGACTAGGCACAAAATGTCTGTGCGGTTGGTGTTTGCTCCTCCGTTTACTGCAACTTGGAGATTTGCACCTGAGACAAATGTAGAAGACGTGCCAACTAAGAGGCGTCCCGATGGATCAACCCGCAGTCTCTCGCTGCCTTCCGTCGTTACCTTGAAGTGACCATTGGAGCCGGTATCAACGACCTCGGCCTCGGTGTTGCCTTCGCTGATCTTGTCGCTAGCTACAGATGCCCAAGTCGCAGTACCAGCACCATCGGTCTGAAGATACTGACCGTTACTACCTGCTGTTGATGGAAATGTAAATACTTTTGTATTATTTGCACTAACTGAAACTAAACCTGAACCTGATCGATAAAAACCGGTGTCATTATCTTGCTCAAATGTAATTGATGGAGCAGCCTGTGAACCGTCGGGAAAATTAGCACCAACATTAACGTAATCAGCACCAGCCAGGATTACACCAAAGAAATCTTCTCCTGTATTTGGCGCTGAACTAAAAATAATGTTTCCACCACTCAGCCTGAAACCTTCGGTGCCGCTGTCATCCGGTCGTTGGATTACACCGCCGACAGAGATAAGGCACTGCTGTGAATTAAGGGGGAGGGGAACCGGGGCGGAACCACTGACCAGCAGGGAGAATGAAGTTGTGACGCCATCAAAGGAACCGCTGATGTCATCAATATTTAGATATGTAGGATATGCAACCTGAAGATCCTGGCCAATGTAAGGCATCTTACTGCTTTTCTACTTTTTCTTATTCTACCGGAGTAGTATTTGGTCCGGTAGTTGAAGGTTGTGCAGGCCAGACAACAGATTCTGGGCCTGTTTTTGCGTAGGTTTGAGGAAGGTCACGCAGTTTTTGACGATATTCAGCCCATGCAGCCTGATTCACTGAGGCGTCGGCCGTCATGGTCCAATCGGAGTCTTTGATGAATTGATCGCGTTTGGTGCGGATGTCATCCCAGGTGATTGCAGGCGGCTCATCCGCCGGAAGCGGCTCGTTGCCTTCGTCGAGCCAGGCCAGGTATGCCTGGTAGTCGATGTTGGCGGGGTCAGGGTGGAAAGAAAGCAGCTTGCCTTCAAGCTGTAAGGAGACAATGCCTCTTTTGTTAACTTGGTAGATCATGGATTACAGCTCAGCGGTCAAAAGAATAGATGCGGAAGCATTGGTTGTGGTGCCGTACCCAGCCTGCCCTGCCGTTCCAGAGGCTTGCGTATTGTTCAAAAGGCTAGTAAACAAAGGAGACCCAACATAAAAACTTAAACTGTTGACGTAATCGACGGTTCCTCCAATAACACCTGCGTAATAGTTTGTTCCCGTTGTCGCTGTTACGCTTGCTGTTGTTCGCATTGCAACTGGATGGGCAACGTGAAAGAGCAAGCTGGTCGCATTCCCGTAGCTAATGGTTCCAAAAACTTGATCGTTTCCTGAAATCGCAAAACAATACCTCTGACACAACGCCAACTCCTGCCCGTAGCTCCTGCGCTCGAACGGCGCGACGACGGCGCCCGCTTCCAGTTGGACATCCGCGATGTAAAGGAAATCGCCCAGCGTGGTATCAGTCACATCGGACCAGATGAACACAATGACATTGGTGGTGCTGGCTGTATCAATGTTGGCAGTC